GCTTTTCGGGAGCTACCCTAGCCACAAAGGCATTCTACTATGATCTTGCCACGAGACTCACAGCGGGAAATCCACCGAACGGCAGCGGGTTGCCCTCACCAAAGCGCGGGATGCAACCCTTGCCCAGCGTGGCGTCACACGCATCAAGTTCTGGGTTATCCGTGAGGTTCCCGTCCTTGTCCCGATACGGGCCGGTGTAGCCACAGCTCGCTCCTCTGTAACCGCCGGTGAGGCACCAGTGGCACAGCGTCGTAGCCTGCCGGCCGATGGACTCGTTACCGACGTCGCCCGGACTGGCCAACTCCCAACTGACATTCTCCCCGTCCTCGTTCGTTTTTTGGTCGATGTACCAGACATCGATCGTCTCTTGAGTTGGATCTGCGGTCGGGTTGCCGGCCGCGAAGTTCACCGCGTCCAAGTACGTGCCCAGCGTGTGGCGCATCGTCAGCTTGAACTCGAGCAGATCCTCGAAGGCCAGACAGAGCGCGGTGATGCGCCCGTTGACGTTGCCGACCGATAACGTGGGCCGCACTGCGGTGCCGTCGCCGTTCGCCTCGATGCCGTCGATCTGCATCGGCCAGGCGCTGTACTCGTTGCCCTGCCAGTAGATCGCCTTCGCCGGCAGCTGGTCCGCGTCGTCACCGGCGGCGATCAGCTCGGCCGCCGTATGCGGTATCGCGTGCCCGTGGAAGCGCAGAACATCTGCGCCGTAGTCCGTGCCGTCCAATTCAAAGAGCAGCACTTCGCTGCCAGGCTCAAGCACCTGGATGTCACTGATCAGTGGCATGATTTCCCCTTATGGATGAAAAGCCCGCTCGAAGGTGGCGGTGAGTTTGAAAACACCGCCGCCCATTGGTGTGGGAGCGGGATTTTTGCAGGTAAACAGACCGAGCTCCCCGAGCGGTGTTGTCCAAAGAAATGCTTTCGCCCCGGCGTGCCGGTCGAGGAACTTCATTATTTCCAACACCTTGGCCTTTTGACCTACGCAGGTAACCGGGTACGAGTCCTCCTTGTTGTTCGGTCCGTCGCCGACGTTTTGCGCGTAGCCATTGCCGAACTTCGAGGTGCGCACCCGATAGTTGATATCGGGTGTTTCCCCGCGCTCGGTTGGCCAGGTAAATTTCTCAATGGCCATTAGGCCCTCCCATTTGTCAGGCGCCAGATTGAGCCGCCCGGCTGCAACGCTCTGACAATCGCCGTTTCCGCTTCGGTTTTGGCGGCCTGTTGGATGCTCTTGCCGAGCTGGTTGGTTGTCTCTTGCGAAACACCCGCCCCATCGCTCCCGGACGTCTGCACGGAGACCGCCACCGGAAAGTTGTACGTGTTGCCTCCACCACCAGACATCGCGCCCAGTGCGGGCCCGCCACCGGTGGTCAGTGGCGTCACGCTACCGCCGTTGGCACCGGTCATCAGGAACGACCGGCCGCCCTCGTTGTAAAGCTCAGGCCCCAGTTCGTTGACTTCGTACAGAGAGTTCGGCGCTACAGGTCCGCCAGCAGCTCGAAAGCCGGCAAACGAAACAGAGCCAGCACTCGCGTCAAACTGGCTGGCAAAACTGTTGGCACCTGCTTGAGTTGCACCAGAGGTTGCTGCGCCTGTAGCGCCGCTCCCACCAGTGAAATAGCTGGTTGCAGCTCCGACGAGGCTGCCCAGAAGTGCCGAGCTGGCCTGCCTGGTCGCGATCCGCGCCATATCGGCCAGAATCGATTTGGTGAAGTCGGCAAAGGACAGCTTCCCGGTCATGGCGAAGTTGACGACCGCGTCTTCCATCGAGCTGAAGGCGTTGCCGAACAGGGTTTTCGTCTGGCCGGCAATGTTGCTCGCTGAATCCAGGTAGTTGGCCCAGGCTGATGTCGCGCCTTTGGTCCAATCACCTTGCGCCTTTTCCACATCCGCGTAGTTCTGCCGGACCTGGTCGGTCGCTGCTTTGTTCGCATCTGCGAGCGCTTGCGACTTCTTCCTAAACTCTTCGGGGTCCATGTTTCTGGATGGATCTGAGCGCTGGTTTTCCAGTTCCAGAGACTGCTGCGCAAACCGGTCTTGCTGGCTGTTCAGCTCATTGTTGAGCGCGTTTTGGCGATCACCCTGGCCTACGCCATTGACCGCACGCTGCCCGGCAAGCGCGAGCGCCTTCTGCTGCTGCCCGAGAGCAGAAACGTACTGGCTGATCGCGTACTTCTGCTTGTCCAGGCGCCCCTGCTCGGCGGTGGCTAGCACTTGCTGCTGACTATCGGCGTCCTTCTGGGCCTTGACCATTGCCGTGCGAGCATCTGCAATCTTTTGGTCCAGCTGGATGCGCTGAGCTGCCGTGGTGCTGGACTTGTTTTTCGCCGCCTCCAACGCCGCGATCTCGGCCTCGTAGGCTGCCGTGACCTCATCTCGCTCATTGCCGATCAGGCCGTCACGCTTTTGCACATATTCGGCTTGGGAGATGAGTCCAGCCTTCTGCGCAGCATCCAGTTGCTTCTGGGCGTTGCTGTACTCGGCCAGAATTGTCGTGAGCTGGTTTTTGGCGTCATTGAAACCGGTTACGTCGACCGTTCCGGCGGACTTTGCGGGATCCTTGTTTTTCTCCTTGATGCTTTCAATCTGCTTCGCAACGTAATCATCCTTGACCAGAGGGCTATCAGGATTTGCCTTACGCAGTTCCTCTACAGTCCGCTTGTAATCCTTTATGAGTTTGTCGCGTTTCTCGGCATTGCTGAGATTGGCATCATTGATGGCTTTAAGCTTCAGCTCCGCCTCAATGCCTTTCTGCTGAGCTTCGGCCTGCTCCTGCTGGGCTGTTGCTCGCTGCTGATCGACGAACGATAAAAGCTGGAGTTGGTAAAGCTCCTGCTTCGACGACTTCAACTTCGCCGCGGCATCGGTATCAGTGGGATCCGCATTTACCGCGCTTTGTGCATAGGCCACTTTCTGCGAAAGCTCAGTAATTCTCTGAGCCGTACTAGCCTGTCTGCCGACGTTATTGAGTGCATCAAGCGACTTCTTGGCTTCTTCGGTGATGCCTTTCCAGGCGCGCTCGACATAGCCAAGGTTATTCGTGATTTCTGTTGCGCGGGTTTTGACCGTATCTGCATAGGTATCGGTGAGCAACTTGGTTGCGCCGATCTCGTTGCCCTGCTCCTTCAGGGCGACAATCTGTGAGTAAACCGATGCTGTCAGGAAATGGTACTGATCATTCAGCGTCTTTGCGGCAGCGACTGGGTCATCCGCAATCTTGACGAACTCAGATACCGTTGCGTCAACTGATTTGCCTGTCGCCTTTTCCATCTCCAGCGCAGCTTCGGCAATTTCTGAAAAACTGCCACTGGCGAGCTTTCCGGTTCCGGCCAGCGCTGCCAGCACATCAGCCGCTGCGCCAGTAGTGCCCACGGTAGAGCTGACTTGCCGAGCCATATCTGCAAGCTGACCTGCAGTTGTTCCTGCAAAGTTACCCGTCGAGACGATCGACTTGTTGAACTCATCTTGCTCTGAGGCGCCTTTGTAGTACGCATAAACGAGTCCCCCGATTGCGGCTGCCGCCAAAGCAATAGGGGCTGTCATAGCCAGGAATCCAACGGCACTTGCGCCAGCTCCCGCACCAAGCTGCGCAATCGCCCGCGCACCACTACCCCAATCCCCAGACTGCAGCGCATTGGTCAGCTGCATCACGTTTTCTTGCGCCTGGCGGGTGCCGAGCTTCAGTTTATCGAATGCAGTTTCTGTCGCGGTGAGACCGGAGCGCTCCTTTCCAATTTTTGCCAATGCTTCGTTGTAGCGAACAGCGTCATACTCACCGATCTTGTGCAGTTCGTTGAGAGCCCGCTCACGAGCCTCAAGCTTGGCCAGCTTGTCCGTGACCGGATCAATGCCATTTACAGTCCGTTTCAGCGCTTCGATCCGGCGGTTTTCAGCCTCGATCAGCCGTTGTTTCTGAGCCACCTCCTTGGTTTCAGCTTTCTCGATCTTATCGAAGGATTTTCCGAGCCGATCCTGGTACGCCTCCTGCTGTTCAATGGTGACGAGACCGCCCCTCCGGGCACGCTCCAGCAAACCTTCAGCCTGGATCAGTTGCTCCATGCTGCCGATGTTGCCGGACATCACCTTGTCGAGCTGGCTGATGATCGCGATTTCACTCGCCGCACTGGCACCGGCCTTGCGACTTGCATCGACTTGGCGCTCTTTGGCGCCCGTGGCTTTGTCGATTCCTTGAGCAGCCTCATTCTCGGCTTGGCTGATCTTCTTGCCGGTATTGGCCAGCCCCTCGCCAGACTTGCCGAGATCATCGATCGCTTTTTCGGCATCGGCCGCCGAATCGACCAGTTTGTCGAGATCGTCAGCCGCCTTGGATGCAGAGGAGGAGTTCACCTCGATGCCGAGGGACGCGAAAGTGGTGCTCATTTACTGTCCCTCTGTTCCGCCATCACCCGCAGGGCTTCGGCTTCCATGACGCGGATATCAGGAAAGACGCCGGCGACCTCCGACCGGGTAAGCCCGAGGAAGCCCGCGACATGGCGAATTGACGTGTAATCGAGTCCGGTAGCGCCGCACGCGCCTGTACGCCACTGGGTGCCCATGGCCTCAAAGACCTTGAAGGCTTGCCAAACATCAGGCCAGACCTCACAGACTTCGTCAGGTATGTCACGAAGAGAAAGACCGAAGGCCGCCAGCGATTCGGCAGACGGCCCCGGCTCGTACAGCTTGCGGGAGACGCTTAGGAGTTTCCCAAGCGGGCGTTACTGAATGCATCGGAATAAGCGGCCAACACTGCGCCCGGAGTGGCGGCGATGGACTTGACCAGGATGCGCAGGTTTTCGTCGGTGAACTCTTCGGCGATATCCCAGCCGGCGACGATCGCCTTCAACTGCTCAACCTGCAGGTCGATCAGCAAAGCGGTGAAATGCTCAATGCCAGCCTCTTCCGCTTTCTCCTTGAGCGCCTTATGACGATCGCCCCACTCTGCGTAGAGCCCCGCCAATTCGGTGCGATCGCGATACTTGAACTCGAACTCGACGCTCACCGGATCGCCGCCGACCGTTGGCAGCATGACGACGTGCTTAAAGGTTGGATTCCGGGCGAGTGTGAACTTTGCCATGTGCCTTCCTTACGCCGAGGCGCTGTAACGAGTTGGGCGGCCGGTTAGCGCGATGCTGATCACGCGAGTCATCAGGTTGTTACGCGACATGGTCGGCGTCGAAGTGATCGAGACGTAGCCGTTGTAGATGATGCGGCTACCGCCCGGCAGGTTCAGACGCAGAACGCGAGCTTGTTTGTCGTCGTCCGCCTCTTCGCAGACATCGACATATGGCTGCGACGGATCGTCGGCGACAGTGATGGTCAGAGTAATTGGGTTCTTGGTGGTCGGCATCTGGCGGTCGTCATCGTCAGCCAGAAACCCGAAGGTGAGAAACTGCTGGTCGCCGCCGCTCGACCCGAGCTCGGTGATTTTCGAGATTTCAGTGAAGGTGGTCACCTCACGCGCGGTACCGACGCCCGAACCGGCCGGATACTGCTGAACGTTCGTGGTGTTCACGCCATCAAGCGCAAAGGTGCCACTGGCAATCTCGCCGACTTGAACGGCGCGGCCGTCCAGGCGGGTCCAGCCAGAGCTGAGAGCAATGATGTCGCCCTCGGCCAGGCCGTGCGCTGCGGCGGTAGCCAATGCTGGGTTTGCATTGGTCAGGGCAGTGAATGGGATCGCTGTGCCATAGGCGGAAGCAATTTCGAAAGTTGCGCCGTTGGGCATTTGAATGCCGGCCATGGGGTTTTCCTCTCTTAAAAAATAACAAAACCCGCTCAATGGCGGGT